ACAACACAAAGGAGCCACCATGCTTACAGATGCACAAAGCGCACAAATTAATAATACTGAAGTATACACTTTAGATTATGAGGCAGAAGCCATGCAAAGCTACAGGGACACAGGCGAGGACCTAATGGACGAGCTTGAGGTACGTGCTACTAATGTTATTTTGGAACAAACCGCCTGGGACGCTCGCGAGGATTTGGGCGGCATTACAGTTTACTTCCGAGATAGTACTTTAGTAGCATTCTACGACTACGAGCAGTTTCGAGGTACTGTGTTCTAAAAACAACACATATAGCAGAGATTGACACCTAAATCAATCTCTGCTATAATACATACTTAACCACTCTAGGAGTATGTTATGAAAGCCGTTAACTTTTTAACAAAGTACACAGGTCCAAAGGGTAAGGGGTTTATACAACCCTACGACAAAGTAAAAGCTACAGAAAAGTGGGTGGAGTATGCTCTTGACATTGTGGACATGAGCCGTATAATAATGACAGTGGACTTCGACACAAAATGGAAACTAGCAGAGGCACTGGAAGTGGCAGAACGCAAAAAAGCCTGGATGTACAAGCACAAGAATTTTGACGTTAAACGTGCCGCCAAACTATTTGACGCTGTTAAACACCTGCCCAAAACTAAGTAAGGAACAATATGATCGCAACAAAACCCGTCAAACCCCTAAATCCACGTAGTGCGGATACCAATGCCATGGGCATGGAGCCTACATGGCGAGTGCAACCTACAGAAGGCCGTGTCAGTGCCTTTAGTCATGCGTTCTCGTGGTACAACTACTTTTATGGTAAAAAAGATGCCCGTGAGATGATTGTAAATTATCTGGAAACACATGGTCGTAAGGACGACGTTCGCACGCTCAAACGCATTCCAGACAGCTCAATCCGACTCACCACAGGTTGGCTGTGCCGTATGAGCATGGTGGGACTAGAACTTACTGAGCACGAGCAGATCAAATTGGATAACTTGCTAAAAGAGATACTAGAATCCAAACAAGATGAAGAGGTAGCAGAAGTACCTGTTGATGATTCAGTGCCAAAAATCACCATCCAGGATCGCCTGCGTGAGAAGGTGTCAGAATGTGCAGGCGAGTTAGACGGCTTGTTTGACGACTTCATTGCGTCAGGAGCCAAACTCAACGCAGACTACAAACCCGTGGTGCTCATGCGTAGCCTAAACATTGCCCCACAAATGGTAAACGACATCAAGCAAATCTGGACCCGTAAACTCACAGAGTTTGATGAGGCAGTAGCAGGCAAAGATGCGGACTTGACACAGGGCTACAACTATCTAACCAAAATACAGTTAAAGAATTGCGTAAAGTTCTGTGAGCTTGTGATTTCGGACTGTGGCGCCTATGTGCAGATTAAAAAGGTCGAGCGCAAGCCTCGTGCAGTCAAGGCAGTGAGCCCAGAAAAACGTGCCGCAAAGTTCAAGTGTATTACGGAATTTGCAGAGCTCAAGCTCAAAGGCTTGCCAGCCGCAAGTTTAGTGGACAAGGCAGAAGCCTGGTTGTATGACACCAAAAAACGCAAGCTAATCCATATTGTTGCTGACAGTCATGCACAGGCATTTACTGTAAAAAGCAACGCTATCATTGGATTTAGTACAGTTGAGAGTCAGCAAAAAACTGTGCGCAAGCCAGCAGAAATTCTTAAAGCAATGGGTGCCGCAGGCAAGCCGGCCGCAAGGAAGATCTACAAGGACTTGACCACTACAGAAACCCCGTTTAACGGACGTGGTACAGAGAACTTGATCATCCTTAAAAGTTGGTAAATAAAGGGGACGGAGTCCCCCAATGGCAGAACAGCAACAGAACTCGCTTGAGACACTCAAGCAAAACTTAGTAGAATACGTAAAACTCCAACTTGGTGATCAGATTGTTGACATCGAGTTGGATCCTGCTCACTACGAAGCCGCCTATCAAAAAACCATAGGCACTTACCGCCAACGGGCCAGCAATGCCTATGAGGAAAGCTACAACTTTATGGAACTGGTCAAAGATGTCAACATCTACCAGTTGCCACAAGAGGTAGTAAGTGTACGACAGGTATTCCGTAGAACGTTTGGTGATGCTACAGGTCCGTTTGCATCAAACTTTGATCCGTTTGCACAGGCCAGTTTGAATGTGTACCTAATGAACTTCAACGTAGCAGGCGGCCTTGCCACATACGACTTTTATTCACAGTATGTAGAACTAGCCGCACGTATGTTTGGCGGGTACATGAACTACACCTATAACCAGGTCACAAAGAAAATTCAATTGATTCGTGACCCAAAAGGCACTGGAGAAAATGTGCTACTTTGGACATACAATCTCAAACCAGAAATCAACTTGCTACAGGACTTCCAAATCAGCCAATGGATCAAGGACTACATGGTGGCCAACTCTAAAATGATTATTGGTGAAGCACGTGAGAAGTTTGGCTCAATTGCAGGACCACAAGGCGGCGGTACCCTAAACGGTGCCGCAATGAAAGCAGAAGCCAAAGAAGCTATCATTGCATTAGAAGACCAGCTCAAGAACTATGTGGATGCAAGCCAACCACTTACCTGGGTAATCGGTTAAACGTCTATTGATCAACATCTAGACTTGTGTTACAATAACACATGGACTTGATGATCGACTTAGAAGGGCTTGCTACAGGCCCGGATACTACAATACTAACTATTGCGGCCCAGAGCTTTGACCCGTTTGGACAAGGACATTCTGGCCAGAGTTACTATGCTAGAGTCACATTAGAAAGCCAAGAAGACCGTGCTATTGATCAAGGCACAATTGAATGGTGGGCCACACAACCTGCTGTGGTTCGAGACGAAGCGTTCAACGAACAAGGCCGTATTCCTCTAGATCAAGCATTAGATGGGCTAGGCCGGCTGATTTGGCACTCCAACAGAATCTGGGCACAAGGTCCCACTTACGACATGAACATTCTTGAGCATGCTTACAAGAGCTATCACAAGCCATTGCCTTGGAAGTACTACATGGTGCGTGATAGCCGTACTGTATTCTCGTTATGGCCTGATCAGCCTATCCCGCCTACTAGTCATCATGCGCTAGAAGATTGCCGCAGACAAATTGGCATGCTACAGCGCACACTAGATCATCTCAACGTAACCTCCTTAAAATGACACTTCCAAAACTGCTGATTATTGGCAATGCTCGACACGGCAAAGATACTGTGTGTGATATTCTGCGTGAAGAATTTGGTTATAGTTTTCGCTCTAGTTCAGACTTTTGTGCTGAAAAGTTTATCTATGCAGAGTTGAAATCCAAGTATGCATACACCAGCTACGAACAGTGTTTTGAGGATCGGCACAATCATCGATCAGAATGGTACGATATGATTCATGCTTACTGTAAAGACGATTATGCTAGACTAGGTAGAGAAATTTTTGCTGAAAATTCAATCTACTGCGGACTGCGCAACAAGAGTGAGTTCCATGCCATGCGGAATACTCAAGTATTTGATTTTGCTGTTTGGGTAGATCGTAGTGATCACTTGCCTGCAGAAGATCGTTCTAGTATGAGCCTGGAAATTTGGATGGCAGACTATGTGATCGATAACAACGGAACACTTGAAGATCTCAAACGCAACACCCGTGAATTGATGTCTACACTGTTATATAAATATTCCTTTAAGGAATCCTCTTGATAGTATTGTTTAACGACAGCCCAGACCCTCCAATTAGATCCCTCGGAGTTTATAGGATAGCCACAGAATTAAGAAGACATGGCGTAGAAGTAGAAGTTATTGATTTTTTGTCACACTGGGATCAGTCTGTACTAATGAGATACTTAGACACTATTACAGACATTGACTGGTGGGGATTTAGTACCAAGTTTTTTCCGCCCACATACAACTCTGAAAACTTTGCTGGCCAGGCTACTTTTCGCAACAATGAATGGACGTTTGACAATCACAATGCTGGTTTTATGACTGAACTGTCAAACAAAGATGAAGCATTGTTAATTAACTACATAAAAAAACGTCAAGGTACAATTGTAGTTGGCGGCCCCAATGCTGAGATAATTCAACACATGCCAGTGAACATTGACATCATATGTGCTGGGTATTCAGATCTAGCAGTAATGGCTGTACACAATCATATTGTGCAAGACAGCAATTTAATTTATACAGAATTCAATGACAAAAAATATGTAGATGCTGACAAACACTATGCGGTTCAATTGTTAAACAATCTAACAACAGAATATGCTGAATCAGATTTTGTAACTGACGACTGGGTGTTGCCGGTTGAAATAGGCAGGGGTTGCATTTTTCAGTGTGCGTTTTGCGAATTTGATCACCTGGGCAAAAAGCCTGGCACCTACATTCGTCCCAAGGAAGAAATCAAGCAAGATATACTGTACAGGTACAATACATTTGGCGTAAAAAAGTTCATGTTTGTTGATGATACATTCAATGACAGTTTGGAAAAAATGTATTTGATTAGAGATATTCGACAAGAAACTGGCATAGATTTTGAATTTTGGAGTTATTGTCGAGTTGATCTTTTGGCAGCAAATCCTGAGCAGGTGGATCTTATTCCAGAGATTGGATGGAAATCATTTACCATTGGTATTGAAACATTCAATCGTGCCAGCGGAAAAGCTGTGGGCAAAGGAGCAGATCCTGAAAAACTCAAACACTTTTTGATTGCACTTAAACAACGATTTCCTGAACTCAGACTACAAGTCAATATCATTGTGGGATTACCACACGACACTGAAGACACCATTAGAGAAACTGCAGAGTGGTTTTTGGCCAATCCAGATATTGCTGAGTACGCTAAATTTGCCACATTGAGAATTAAAAACCCACAAGGTCTTACCAAGAACATTAGTAAAATAAGCAAAGATCCTGAAAAGTACGGGTACAAAATATTAGATGGAAAACAGTTTGATGTGTTTAGATGGACAACTCCTTACTTGAACACCAACTCTGCTCAACAACTAGTAGAAAAATACAATCCAATGTTGGGTGCAGTACGGCCCAGATACGATCATGTCACTGCACTTAGCAATCAATCTTATTTTATCAAAGACAAGTTGTATATAATTCAGGATTATATTTCAAAAAAATTACACTATCGAAACGTTTAACAATCAGGATTAAGATCTCCGGGCTTCCATGGTAAATCGCTCTTGGCCACAGCTTCAACACAGTTGCGGCAAATACACTTTAGATTTTTAACTCCTACATTGTTTAGGTTGCCATCTACGTGATACACTAGAATCTGGCTGGAGTATCGTGCAATAAACCCGCAACGATCACAGGTCATTTTTTTCTTGAATCCCGTAGATTCCCAGCGGGGTTTTCTTGTTTTTATACTGCGATTTTTTCTTGTGCAACTATCACACCGACCACGATAGTGTGTAACACCATTGCGTGTGTAGTTCACAGCACAAGGACGTTGATTACAAGCAGGGCAAATGGGTCTCATACGGTATTTAGCGACAGGACCTTTGCCAAAGGGCACCGTAACACCGCCTTTTTTGAATATACCTATAAATATTGTATCTTGAAAAGGAATTGACCATGGCTCTAGTATCACCAGGCGTAGAAGT